CTGTCCGCTGTAAATGCCCTGCCATTCCTGCAGGCCGGCATCGACGTAGATGTAGGCGCCAGGGGACAGGGGGCTGTCGGTTGGGAAAGTTTTGAATTCGATGTTGCGGCGGATATTACGGCGCTGTTGGCACAACAACTTGGCGTACATGATCGCCTGGCTTCTGTTGGTGACGTACTGCGACAGGTCAAACGTCTGGCGGATTGCTGTTGCTTCAGTCACGCCAACAAGGCTTACATCCACGCTGGCATTACGCGGAAACACACCATCGCGTTCGGTGTTGCGATAAATGACTGTGGCAATTAGATCCTGAACACTGCTGCCGTAGTCAATAAATTCTTCCTTATAGGAATCCTCAAGGATGTTGCCAGCGGTGAACATGGCGCGGATTGGCACCGTGCGAGTGATGTTGCCGGCGTTGTCACAGGGCACCGCAGGGATCAAAGTTTCTTTACCGCCGATGCGTCCCAGTTCCAGCAGGCTGTACGGACCAACTTCTGCCCAGAATTGACGCCAGGCAGTCGGCTCGGCAATTACACCGTCAAAGAACAGGTTGTTGCGCTGGCAGAAACGTTTAGCCAGTGCCAGTGCAGGCAGATCAATGCCTTCAATCTTGGCGAATTGTCCGATACCGTCCACCGCGTCAAGGATGGTATCTAGGAAGATTTCAGGCGCAAAGCTAGACGCGATGTTTGGCGTGGAGCTGTAACTGCCATCGTCGTTTAGGCGGCGTACCAGCCGACCTTTGTTGACAAACACGCTCATGGAGCGCAGGTCTTGTACGCCCTGACCGCTGTAGACGTTGAAGCCCAGCATTGTCAGGTTGTTGTACAACTGCGGGTAGGTGCTAAACGCCTCGGTGGATTGCTCGGTGACAGCCTTGATTTCCAGCTCTGGACCGTTATCGAAGCTGAAGGCCAGTTGTGTATCAGAGCGCATGGAGAACAGACTCCATTCGTCAAGCTCAGATGGGTTGCGGTTGATTGGCGCTAAATAACCGTCGCGGTTGCGTAGTTTGCCGGTGAAAGTAAACGTGCCACCAGCAGGTCCGGTAATGGTTTGAACAGTGCCAGCGTTTTCGATGTAGGCAAAATCAGTGAAGCCGTGCTGACGCATTTCGGCGGCAGTTTCAGCAATCGGCTCAAACTTGAATTGCCAGTTGCCTGTGTTGTCGTCTGCGATGAATTTGAGTGATATGAAATTGTCTACGTCTGCGCCACGGCGGACAACAAAGATGCGCGGTACGCGAATCCAAGGATTTTCCTCTTCTGGAATCACGTTGGACTTGGCACGGCGGTAACGCACCCAGAAGAACATGGAACGCAGCTTGTAGCCGTTATCGCTTTCTTTGTAATTGTCCATGGTCACTTCGCCATAGACCTTTTGACGCCCTTGTACGCGCTTGAATATCCGCGCCTTCAGCGCAAAATCCACAACACGGCAGGACGTAATTGTTTCGTATGTAGCCTCTTCAATCTTCACCAAACATTTGGTGTTGAAGAAATCGTTTAACAGTTCAGGGTTTTGGATGACGGATTCGTAGTAAGCCTTTTCCGCTTCCTTTTGCGTGATCTGACTTTGCCAGCCACTAGCGCGGCTATTTGTGGCGTCTAAATCAACATTGCTGGTGCCGCCGTAGATTTCGGCCAGCTCTTTATTGAGGTTGCTTTGCTCGCGTAGCAGGCGTTTGCGATCTTCGCGCAGACTGCGCCCTCGGCGATCCGCAAAACCGTACTGGCGAATTGCCTCATCTAATTTGGCCTGCAGATTCTTCAGTCGGCGGTTGATGCCGCGTATTTCTTCTTTCCACTCACGGATGCGATCTCTATTTCGGTCTGCGCGAACTTTGTCTAGCTCGTCGTCAATTTTGCTTTGTAGTTCGCGGCGACGTTCACGAGCATCTTCTACCTTGTTGGCAAAATGAATTGTGATTGAGTCGTAATTGCTGCCATCGTCTCCGGCGATTTCTTCAATTTCTGCTGTTGTCCATTTCTTATCTCGCAGCTCTTCAATCTGATCAATGCGGTCGTTTATCTGATTGATTCGATTCGTAATTTCGTTTGCGCGGGTTGCTGCTGAGCCAGTAAGAATAGGCGCTGTCTGCGAAATAAGCCTGTTCAGCTCGGTAATCTCTGCCGTCAAACGTTTGATTTCGTCAGTCGCTTCTTGTTCGTTTGCTTTGTAATTGACCGTCCTGTAATCCTCTTCCGGGCAAATGCCGGGTTCGATACATTCCAGATCAATGGTGGTCGCATCGTTATCCAACTCCAGATCTTGGATCTGACCCTTAACGCGAAACTTGGCGCTGCCTAATTTGTATGTGCTCGCCGCGTCTATGTAGCTCAACAAAGTACGACGCAACTCGGATGCGGCTTGGCGTACATCGCTGGCACCATTGCTGGCAAGCCCTTTGAAGCGCAGGGTAAATACAGTCCCGACAGGAACAATCGGGCGTGAGTTATCTAAAACGTTGTCGGGCCAATATCCCCCACGTCCGTTAAGTTCAATTCCTAGATCTGCCCGCAGGCTGGATGAACCTCTTTCGTCACGATCCAGATAAACAACGTTGATCGGAATTGGCGCCGTAACGCCGCACCGTGTCATCGTGGACGGTGAAAATGCTTGGCTAAAGCCTTCTGCTTTTTGCGCTCCAGTTAAGGCAGCACGGTAAACAAACGCTGATGCAGGCTCGTTGACGCTCGTTGGATCTGTGCCAGCGCCGAAGCGTTGATCACTAAAACGCAGAATTCCGTTTTGACGTAAATACAGCCAATACTTTTGCGCGCCAAACTGACGCAGGGTTGCCTGACCAAAGGCTGTGCGGGCCACATCAATGCCGGTGGGATCAATGTTTGACGCGCCAATCACTGCAGCCATCTGCATGAACTGACTGGAGCCAAAGCTGCTGACAGCGGACCACACCATTGAGGTGTTGACGCGAACGCCGCCAGTTGTGTTTTGGTCGGTGTTGCAATAAACCAGATTGACAGGATCGCCGTACTTGGCTAACTCCTGTGCGCTGTTAAATCCGAAACGCGGGGAAAATGCTTGATCGCGTCTACGGCGTTGGTTTTGCTGAGATGGGAGTTCTGGCTTGGGTGCCAGCAGTGCTGCGCCAACCTGAAACAGAACGCCAACAATCGTCAGAACAAGTGCGACAGTTGCAGGATCATTTTGCGGAGTTTTTAGTTTGTCAGCAGGCAGTTTTGTGTGATCAAATTGCGCCTGCACAAAGTTCAGATATTCCTGCTCGCTAATGCCCAGCTCAGCAATCAGCTGGTGTTCGTAGGGCAGTAGGCGGCGGGTCATTTGTGAAGCCTGAAATAATGGCCGTGATTAGGCGGAAGCGGAGCCAGCACCACGCCGGATCTCTCGCTGATAAACAAAACGTTGCCGTCGTCTAACACTGTACCCATGGCGCCGCCCTTTGTACCAGGCAACAACACAACCGCGTGACGCTCAGGACCATCTAGCCGCGTGCCGTTTTGTAGCAGCCATTTCGCCATGATCCGACGCGGAAAGGTGTCGTCGGTATAGCGCTCAAAGTACCAAGCAAAATCTGGTGTGTGATCGTAGTAGCCGAGCCGGCGGCGAACTTCGGCAAACAGTAGGCAGCAATCGACCGTGCCTGAACCATCGCCGGGGTAGGCGCCCCACGCACGCTTCAAGCCGATTAGGTCGTTCACCGCAAATACAGTTCGCTGTTAAGAGGTAGCGGGCCAACGTTTTCGCGTGTCAAGGTTCGAGCTGGAAAGGCACTGCCCACGCTGTCAATCGCAGAGCGGAAACGAAGTTCAACAGTGGTTTCGCTAAAGCTGGCGCCAATGCCGACGTAGTAATCGGTCAACGGTGTCAAGATTTGATCGCTGGCATTAAGCCATGCTGTCGTAAACGCCAAGGTGCTCAAGCGGTTGCCGTTGGCTTGCTCCACGAGCCGCAGCACAACCTCTAAGTTCGGGAACAGTACCTGCAGCGTTTCGTTATCGCCGTTCAACGTGGCAAGCGCACCAGATGCCTGAAACGGAGCAAAGCCGTAAGCCTCGCTCAAGTACGAACTACTCGCGCCAACAAAATAATTCTGATAGCGGTGAACGACGCCACTAGCAGTTGTCAGTTTGAAATACTGCGCGATGCGGATTTCGCTCATCAGTAATCAAGCTCCCCGGCAAGGCTGATCGTCACAGTGTTACGTCCCACGTAAACCGAGCGCACTTCAGGCGGGCTGGTGTATTCCCACTTGATTTGCGTGGGCGATTGGATCTTGCTGGTTAGCGTCGCATCCATCCCGGCAAATGTTTCGGCGGGTAAGGTGAACCGACTGAAGCCGCCAGATGTGCCGTTGTAATGGTCGATCAGCTGGGATGCTGCGGTGTCGGTGATGTTGGTAAATGTCAGTTGCAGTTCGTAGCCATAGGCGCGGTTGCCAAAGGCTCGTTTAACTGTGGCGCCAGACAAGGCGCGATACACCTTTGTAGGGAACTGACCGAGACGGAAGCTCCGCTCTGACGGTTTGATGCCGGGGAATTGAGCAGTCATCAGCGGAGACCCACGCGGCTACGGGTGCCAGGGCTTTGCTGCAGTTTATCTAAGGTCATTGTCATGCCTCGTTTTGCTCCATCGCTGGCGGCTTGGCGGCGGGTGGCTGCCATGGCTTGCTCCAGTTGATCGCGGCTGACGTATTCGACCCCGCCGATGTTTGTGGTCTGGAAGTTCATGTTCAGCACTGGCGTACCGCCTCCGGCTGAACTGGAACCCATGGCAGAACGCAAGTCGTTGTTTGACATGACGTTGCCACCTGTGCTGGGCAAGAACAATTCAGGTCCGCGCTCACCAAC